TATATCCATTTGAGCTTGGTTAGCAAATAAGTTAAACTCTTGAGGTGTTATATAACCTCTTTGCTCTTTGTTAGCTAAAGCTAATACTCTTTGATATACTGTATCTATATTTACCATATTTCTTTATTGTAGTTTGCGATCGCTCCGTAGAGCGACCGCTTCTACAGTTTGATTAGTTTAATCTTTTTTCTATATTTGTATATATTTCCATACCTTCATCAGTCTTAAACCAATGTGCTAAAGCAGTATATGGATGCTCATCAAATGGAACTGTCATTAATTTTCTATCATTAGATGCCCATAAAAAATTACGATTATCTTTTGATAATTTTAATATTCCCATTTCAACAGCTTTTATACCGTAATTTCTAAGCTGAACATTATCGTCAGAAGCTAGCTCTAAGAAAAGAGTAGGATTATTCTTAGCAAACAATAATAAATCTCTTTTAAGTTCTTTAGAGCTCATCTTAGATACGCTAGAGCCAATTTCAACTCGCATAATTGCTTCAGCAGTATCAATATCAACTGTTTGAGCAATATTTAAAGCTTCTAATTCTAACTCTAAAATTTCTAATTCATCAGCAGCTTCAATTTCTGGTTTCCACTCTTCAAATAAAATTTCTTTTTGCGGATGATATAAAGATAAAAGTTTTTGTAAAGTTTGTTTGTTTCTTGGAACGTGTAAAGCGCCATTTCTAAATATAATATGTGCTAATCTTTGATCGCCTTTCATTTCGTCAACAAAACAAGTTTTTTGATTTTCACAATATTTTAACTCTCTTTCGTAGCCTTTTTCTTCGTCAAAATAATAAATACCAGCAGATTTTACCATGTAAGATAAGGGTTTTATTTTTCTTTTTAAATAATAAACTCTATCTTTTATCTCCCAGCTAGGTTTTGCAGGTTCAACTTTTTTAGGTTTTGGTGTTTCAACAACTGGTGTTTCAACAACAGGTACCTTTACCTCTTGTGTTTTTTGTTTTTTTGCCATAATATAATATATAATAAAATTAATAAAAAGAAAGGGTCGAGGCCGAAGCCTCGATCCTTTAATAAATAGTTTACTTCATTAACATAAAGTTGTTAGCACCTTGAGTAACTAAACATCTTTCAGTTAACATGTGTA